GCCTCGCGGTTGTCGGGAACCGGGTCCTCGTAGTCGAATTCGACGCCCTGACCGCTTGCCCCGAAATGCGGGAGGAGACGGTAGTTCAGGGAATTCCTGATCAGGTTCAGCCTCGGGATGAGCTTCCAGCTGCCGAAAACCTGCTCAGCCGTTTCCGCATTTGCCCGGTTGACATCATCTGAGTTACCGAGGATCGACTTGTGGATTCCCCACGCCTCCCGGAGGATATCCCTCTCGGTATTGATGAGGTTGGCGAAATCCATGTCCTTGTTGGTTATCCCGGTCTGCACCCACTGGGCACCGTTCTCCAGGATCGCGACACGATGTGCTCTTGAGACTCCCTGGTGGGATTCGCGCCACCTGTTCGACAGCTCGTCCCACTCAGAATCCGAGGCACGGTGATCGATCTGGATGATCCCGCCAGGTTCTGCGTTATTCAGGAAGTAATTGCGGTTGTACTCGTTGCCGTAGCGCATCGCATCGATGTTCACCAGGATGCTCGCGACCGGACCGAGACCGCGATACGGGTCAAGCGGGTTCGGGTACTTGGTGAGGATTACCTCGTCAATTTTGAGCGGGATCTTCTGCCCGTCCGGAGAGTGGTAGATGTAGCCCTTGAGATACGCCTGAGGATCAGGGACGGGTTCCATCCGGTCAGGGCGGATCAGCCACATCCCAATGGGGAAGTTGCCCATGCCCCTGTCGAGAACCCACCAGGCCTCCCCGCACAGCTCCAGGTGCTGCTGGGAGGCGGCGATGAACTCGGAGGTGATGCTGAACGGGTTCGGGTTCGACCACAGGGTAGCGGCAGCGTGGTTGATGACCTCGGTACGCTGATCCGATCCCTGGTCGGCGGTGGTATATCTCCTGCGCCCGTCCACCGGCTGGCTTTTGTACAGGTGCCATTTCGGGGTGGAAACGCTCGTCGCCAGGGTGGAGACGATGGAGAAAACCGTTCCCGAAGTGCCGAACGCCCGGAGGTAGATCTCGTTCTGCGACTGCCCGGAAAACAGGGGGAGAACGGCGCGACCGGCGGTAGCAAAAGGCACCGGGGGAGTAGACGAAGCGTTAATCAGCTTCCGGATGCTGGACTTCACTAGTCATCTGCCACGAGGAATTCGAGACCCATCAGGATGGGACCCGCCACGATAAGCGCAGCAGGCAGGCAGATGAGCGCGATCCCCGCGATAGTGCTCCCGATTCCCAGGACGGTGAGAGGCATCTGGGAAATCCGCTGGATGCTCGCAGGGACGGAGACACGGCGAACCGCAGTGCGGGCGATATCCCGGAACTTACGGTGCTTGCCACGGGAGCGACCCAATGGCAGCGCGACAGGAAACGTCATAAGCGCCTAACGGAAACGGAGAGAGTCCTCCGCTTCTGTTTATAGCACTAATTCCGCTATTCCGCAAATGGCGTAAACTGAGTTTACGGCGTTTACTATCTCTCCTGCCGTATCAGGGCGTGCCGGGCTGTATCATCGGGGCATGGACACCAGACTCAAGATCACCGGTAGCCGCAAGCTCCGCTTGCCAGCAGCCATCACCGGGGCAGCCCTCGTCATCTTCGGCGCCGGGACCGGTACAGGACTCGCCATCGCGGGATCCCCTGCTCCTGCTACTTCTCCCGTTGCTGCTACCGCTCCTGCGGCATCGACGCCAGCGGCTACGGAGACAGCTCCCGATGCCCAGCAGGTAGCCAGCTCAGCGGGGGCGACCCAGATCACCCCGATCCCCCCGACGCTGTACGCCTCCTCCGAGGCATCCGCGATGCTCAACGGCAAGCAGGTGGACGTGGTGACGTTCACCTCCGCCGACCTGATGTCCTCCTGGATCAAGGCAGCATCTGCCTTTGAGACCGTGATCAGCCAGGGGCCGCTGTGGGTGATTGCAGGCTGAAGCCACACGCATCACTTCGTGATGCTCCTGGGATAACCAGGTCAGGACCCTGATCCGCGCCCTGCCGATCAGGTCCACGTGAGCCACCAGGTACCGCATGGCGTCCATGCCGTGATCATCGACCTTGCGGGGGGTCTCCTTGGGGATCTTCATGGCGTCATGGGAGACCGTCTTGGTCCAGATGTAGGAGAGCAGCTCCTCCTGCGTGCAGGTGGGCTTCTTGTCCTCCACCAGCTGAGGGTCCCGCTCCGCGACTGCATCCCTCGCGATGAACAGGCGGGGCTTGCCGTCGTCGGCGACCTTGAGCCTCGCCTTGACCGCTTCAATCCCCTCAAGAACTGACTTGTGCGCCGCGACGGTGGAGATGCCCAGCTTCTCCTCCAGAGTCGCCCTGCCCTCCGCGTCATGGTCACAGACCACCGCGACCGGGGGAGGATCATAGTGCCCCTCGATCCTGGTGAGCTTGCGGATCGCCTCCGCGTGATCCTCTACGAGCGTCTGCGTCCGGTAGATCTCCCGGTACAGGTACAGCCTGCCATCGGGGTCTTTTGCCCAGAACTGACAGACAAAGGGATTGGTGTAGCCGAAGTCGATGCTCCAGTACCGCTCCCAGTCCTTGGGCGGGAAGATCCTATACGGGGCATGAAGATGGACCTGCCCGTCAAAGGTGTCGTAGATGAGCCCGTCAGCAGCGGACCATCTCCCGTAGCGCAGGCGGTCCAGTCGGATCCCGGTGAGGTTTTCCAGCTTGGCGATGTAGCTGGCACCTGAGGGAGTCCAGTCCTGCTTTTCCTGGTCATACAGGGTCGGGTTGTCCTCGTGGGTGCAGCTGATAATGCGAGTCTTGCCGTTGTCACATCTCTGCTTCAGCCAGTGATACGGGGTATCGGGGTTGGTGTCCGCGATGACCTGCTGGAAGCTCACCCTGCCGTGACGGAGACGTGTCGTGATCGCCTCCCAGTCGTTTTCCGTAAGCTCAATCGCCTCCTGGACATAGGCGATGTCGTATTCGGAGGACATGATCCTCGTGGCTTTGTCCATCCCGCCTACGGTGATCGTGGAGCCGTTGGCGTACTTGAACAGAGACGCTTCCTGGGAACTCCCCCCGAAGAACCTGACCTCGCCGGAGTCGATCGCCTCCTTAGCCACGTGCTCCCGGAACGTCACCAATGCCGTTGAGGTGAGGCTGGTCGCGGTCTTGCGCAGGATCACCCCTCTCATCCCGGGATTCATCAGCGCCATCGCATGCAGCTTCTCCAGGCAGGCTCTGCTCTTGCCCGTACCGGCAGGACCGGAGAGAAGCACCTCGGGATCTTTTGCCGAGAACAGCTTCCGGGCTGACCCGATGGGCTGGTAGACGTGCTTTACCTGCTCTGCCGTGGTGCTCAATTGCTACTCCGATTGCTGGAAAATGCGTTATGGGTATGTAGTCCCGCCGCTACCTGCCCCCCGAATCCCACAGACTTCTAGCCATCCAGGGTGGTAGCTGATACCCCTCCGGGTATGCCAGGTACCCCCGGGGGTATCCTCATCCGTGGTCACCATCCGCACACCGGTTCACCATCCGCACAACTGCCGAAGTGACAGGCACTGACATCCACCTGCTGTATGTCCTTACATAGCTATGGGTGGTATAGGTACTCCCATTAGTAACGGGTTCTCCCATCACTGAGCGTCACATGAACCGGACGAACCGGGCAAACTGGGTGCTTGACATGCCAACCACTGAGTTAGTGCAGGTCACAGCTGTTCACTGAGCACTGGTTCCGGACGGGAATCATCACTGTGAGTTCACTGTCCTGCATTGTGCTAGGTTTAGTACGCGGGTTCGTCATGCGTATAAGTGTTCGCTAGCCGAACTTGTTCGCTATGCGCACACATGTTCTGTCTCCGCACATGTGCGCTCTACGAACTACTGTTCGCTATGCGGTTACCATCCATACGTCTGGTACATACCAAACGGTTGTCTGGTAATTCCCGCATATGTTCGACGTTTCACGTGAATCCGCAATAGACTCAGAACTCAGTTCGAATAACCTCACGCTATGCAGTTATTTGGTTTCTGTGTGTTGATTGGATTGCTTGATTTGGGCTGATGTAAGTAAGCCGGAGACGTAAGTCCGTCTCACCTGCTCTTCTTCACGCACATCTGGTACGCCTCAGCAGTCCTGTGCGCATGACCGCAGTCCAGGATTGCCCACTTCCTGACGTAGCCCTTGTGCTTCGGCTTCGATCTCCAGATCGTCCCTGACAGGCTGAACGGACCAGGCAGCCTGATATGCCAGCTGAGTCTCATTAAGTCCTCCTCGTCCAGTACAAGCCCGCAGGAACCCGCAGCCTGGTCTTCGACCAGACCGCAGAGATGCCCTATGCACTTCCGGCAGGATCCCAGTTCTCCGTAGTGGTAATTCCAGTGATGACCGCACAGGGGACAGTGATCATGAACAGAGATGTCACGTACCGCATAATGCACACGTCTCCTCTCACGTGAGGTCGTCTGTCTCGACGCCTACCACGACATGCTGTACCGGGATCACCGTGATCTGCTGCCTGGGAGGGAGCTGACCTAGTTCCTCTGCCGTGTTCCGCAGGATGATCGCCTGTGCCTTGACCCACTCGTGGTGATCGGCATGCTGGTGGTTTCCCAGCCGCTCGAACATCTCCTGGTACTCGGCAATGCGGTTCTTCTTCTCCGCGATGGAGATCCCGGCGAACTCGTTCTCCAGGTGCTCCCGGATGTTCTCTATCGCGAGGGCGTGACGGTTCCTGAACTGGCAGATGCCCGTCTTGGTCATGCCGTACTTCTTGCCCAGCTCGGTCACGGTCTCGGTGCCCAATGCGAGATCCCGCTTCAGCGCGAGCTTCTGGGGTCCGGTGAGGATGCCTGCGCGTCCGTGGGTGATTCTCCTGCCACGGATGTCCCTCTTGACGATCTCGCCGGTCAGGACTTCCTCTGTCATCTTCGCTGTTCCTGAGGTCATGGATGCACGTCCGGGAGGTAGATGATCTTGCAGGGGATCTCAGATGCGGGATCTTCGATGTAGGAAGCACTGATGCGGTGGTATCCCTCGGCGATGTCCGCTCCATACACGAAGCTGGTGATCAGCGCGGGACTTACCGGTCCGTCGTGCTTGAGGAGCTTCTTCACACCGGGATCCTTTTTGCCCAGCGCGGGGTAGCCGCAGGCTCGCAGGATGTCATTTGCCCGCAGGTTCACGAGGGGAGCAGGACCGAACATGGTGACTGCCTTATCCGCAGTCGCGGAGTCGAGTTTGAGTGCCAGGTAGTTCCTGGCGTGCTCGTAGTCCTCGGAGGTGACCTCGCTCAGCCATTTCACGCGGTCTCCAGTACGCAGTCAGGGCAGATGTGCATGTCATCATGGATGCCGTCTTTAGATTCTCCCCATCCGTCAGGGATGACTCCGGGATCGTAGAGTTCCGGGTCCTGGTATTCGCAGGTATCGCAGATGAAGATTCTCATTGTGCTCATGCTGTCACCAGTCCTGAGGAACTCTGCTTCACCTGGAGCTTGCGGTGCAGATAGCACAGAGGGAGCGCTGTAGTGGTCACCATGACACCGGCAGAGGTACTGAGCATCTGCGTGACGGGGAACAGGCTGATGGCTTCTGAGGCGTTCTCAGCGTCTTCCTTGCCGTCTTTGATGGCGATGTCTGCGCACTCGTGGCATTTGAGGTTCACAGTTATCCCTCGGTGTTGCTCTTTGCGGGCAGCGGCATGTCATCGAACATCTTGCGGAACCACTCTGACATCTGCCGCATTTCGTCAGCAGTCACGTAATTGGCAGTCAGTGCTTTGTACGCACTCCTGAGTCTCCATGCGAGATGCATGATCAGCTCTCCTTGTTCTTGCGGGCTAGGTACTCATCCCTGTCCTTGCGGAACGCGGGATCCTCGCAAAGGGGGTGGACCGGCACTATCCCCCCGATCTTCATGTGCCATCTCATCGTCTCCCCGCTGACGATGGATTCCAGGCACCATCCGCATGTCCTGTCCTTGCGGGAGATGATGTCCCGTGCCATTGCGTGCTTCCTCTTCAGCGAGGTGTTCGAGAACATGGACCTGCGGTTCCGGTAGTCCGGGCGGTTAGCCCAGTTGCCGCTCATTACAGGTCTTCCTGTGCCCTGACTAGATTCCAGTCCCGGTTCGCAGTGTCATAGCCGAGCTTGAACGCCCAGAGCAGTTCGCACTTCTCCTGCATCGAGTAGACCTCGGCACCTGAGGGAGTCTTCAGGTTGATCCGGTCGATGAACTTCTCGATGGCGATCTCGCGGCAGTCGGTGCCGGATTCTTCGAGTACCTCTGTCATTACTCCGCCTTGTTCTGGAGGTGGGTCTGTCGTGCCGTGCAGGTGACCGCGATAGGGAAGTCAGCGAGGATCACCGAGGTAACGGGTCCGCCGTCATCGAATTCCTCGATCTTCCCCTGCGGGATCGTCGGTGCCCCGCAAGGAAACGGCTTCATCAGTGCTGGGTTCACATGCTCCCGTAAGTCTTAATGGGCAGGGTGCCGCTTAATCCAGTTTACCATAAAATCCATTTGTGTGGACAATTCCCGGTGCGCCATTTTGTTTTCCTGCATGGCACTCCGGAACCGCATCAGCTTGCGGATCCGGGTCAGCAGCGAGGTGATGATCTCCGTGATCCGGGTGATGATGTTCCTCATGATGTTCTCCTTTAGCGATCGTGTGACTCGGCGACACAGGTGGGGCACTGGCAGATGCAGTACAGTCCGTCCTCATCTTCGTGACGATGAAGAACGGATCCGCAGTCAGTCATAGTGTTCTCCTGTTCAGCTTGAGCCTTGTATTGATCTTGCGGGCTTGCTCTACTTGCTTCTCCAGCCGCTTCACTTTGCGGCGGAGTTTCCTGCGGTTAAGCCGTATCCCCACACCGCTCCCGGTAGCAGCAATCCTGCTCATGTCCGTCGTCCCATGTCTCCATGTTCACGCAGTCCCAGTGGAGCCCTTTATGACCGTTCTTGTCCTTGACGCAGGTATGCCGGGTGCCGCAGAAGACTTCCGATGCCGTGCAGCCGGGATTCCTCTCGTAGTAGGCGAACAGCTTCTCCCAGTCAACGAACCCGTTCTCGCCGAGGAGATCAGGGTGGCTAGTCATTTTTCCTCCTGCTGCTAATGGTTCCGGTTAATGGTTCCCCCCTAAAGGGGGGGAACCATGGAACCGTTCTGGAACCCGGTGCGGGAACCGTTCTTGCATTTGTGCTGGTCAGATGGTTCCCGTCGAAATGGGAACCATCGGGAACCATGGAACCGTTCTGGGGCGATCTGCGTTTCCGCAGGTCAGATGGTTCCCATTTCCGGGAACCATCCGGGAACCGTTCCTACGCCGCGAACGGCATGACGGACTTGTATGTCACGGAGTTACCGTGCTTCTCGCTGCTGACGAAGCCGGTGCTCACCAGCGTCTCCAGGGCATCGATGACGTTCTCCGTGCGTCCCCCGACTGCACCCCGGATGCCGCGCCCGGTCTTGCCCTCAGGGGATTCCTCCAGCGCCCTGGAGATCTTCCTCATCAGCGCCACGGGCTTGGTGGAGACGGTTCCCTCGGGCTTGAGCGGAACCGCCAGGGAGCACTCAGCGAAGCTCTCGTCATGGGACTTGACGACCAGATCGCAGTAGTGGAAGAACTTGCCCTTGCCGGGGACTGCGTGCCTCCTGAGCTGCCCGGGACGGTCCTTGCGGATCAGTACCTGGCTCCTGCCCTCGATGCCGATGCCGAACGGCTCAGCGTTCTCCAGGATGTACATCGCCCCGTTGAGCCCGTTCACCTTGTGGACTGCCCCGATCGCGTTCCCGTTCCGCTGCTCCTTGTCCTTGACCACGTGGTCCATGATCACCACGGCTGCCCCGGACTTGGCGCACCTCTTCGGGATGAGCCTGCCGAAGTCGGCGGTGTCCTTGTTCACCAGCGGGTCGAAACCGTGCAGGCTCATCGCCTCGGTCATGCCGTCGATGATGACCAGGGAGGGCTTGAAGTCCTCCAGGAGCGCGCTGAGGGCTTCGGAGGTGACCGGCTCTTCCGGCTTCACGTAGACGAAGTGGTCCCGGATCGCCGCGACCTCGGCGCCCATGCTCATCAGCCTCGTGACGATGCCGCCCTCATCGTCCTCGAAGTCGAGGTACAGCACGTTGCTGCCCTTGGCGATCTCGCTCATGCTGGCGAGCAGGGCGAACCACGTCTTGCCCGATTCGGTCTCAGCTGCCACCGAGTGCATCCTGCCCGGGTAGAACAGCCCCTTGCCGTCGTCGCGGCAGCCGATCGAGGGCCTGGGAGCCTCGTAGGCGCCAGCCAGTACGACGCTGAGGTCTACCGGCTTCCAGGTGGTTCCCGGTGGTTCCCTGTCCCCGGAACCGTTCGTGATGGCGAGAGCCTTGTCCGTGAGGTGATGCGGGATGGGCTCATCGAGGTCGGGCACCCCGAACAGACCGTTCACCCTGCCGCCCAGCTTCGCGTGCTCCAGCGCCTGGGTGTAGAGGGGACCCGTCGCAGAGCAGTTCGGGCAGCTGCCCGCAGGCGCTAGCGGCATCGGCATGTGACCTGTCGTCGCAGGGCTGCACTCGCAGAGCCTGCCTCCGAGATCACGCAGGATCTGGTCCTGCTCGCTGAGGGCGCCCATTACCGCTCACCCGCCAGCTTCTCCAGGGCGGTCCCGATCCGGTCCAGGTGCTTGTTCAGCACGTATACCGCCTGGACCAGCGCGGCAGCCTCGGGGAACTCGGTCTCCTTGCTCGCGGAGAGCATCTTGGAGATCTCGGTGGTGCTGGTGACGACCATGCCGAACCGCTGGGTGCAGCTGGGGCACTGGTTCTTCGGCCTGGTCGGGTGATCGTGGTGCAGGGAGCTGGTAGACTCCATGGTAATTCTCCTAGGAAGAGGATTGATTGATAGAGAAGCCAGGAGCGGGAACTCCTGGCTTCTCGCTTGCTAAGCTGCTTTTGTGTAACCCGATGCCGCGAACGGGTAAAGATCCGCCTGCGGTATCGTCCAGCACTTCACGTCGGGATGCTTCACCATCCCGCCGAGTTCGTGAAATGACTCCGCCTCGCCACGGGTGTACCAGCCCATGACCTTGCAGCTGCCGTCAGCGGTGGTCACGACGAGGACGTAGACCCCGCCACGGGGATCGTCGGGGTAGATGAGCAGCCCTGCGTCCCTGAAGCTGGAAGAGCGGACGTGATAGCGGGTCCCGTCAGGACCTACCACATCACATCCGCGCTTCTTGTCTTCTTCGTAGCGGCAATCCGGGACTTCTACTCCCAGGTACCGGCAGAACGCTATCTCCCCGAGCCTCCCCTGGATGTGGGACTTCTCGCTGCCCTCGCCGCGAGGCCTGGAGTTCTTCCTCTTGGCGTCTGCCTGCCGGAAGATACCCTCACGCACCGACTGAGCCATTTCCTCGTTTGTGACCTTGATGGTCTTGATGTGACCGTTTCTCACACACTCCTTATGAGTTGATAAGACGTGACTGCACGAACTCTTCAAGCTCGGCTTCCTTGAACATCACGTTGCGCCCTATCCGGTAACCAGGGATTCCCCATTTCCGCCAGTTGTCCTGGAGAGTAGAGAAGTTAGCCCCCAGGTATTCGGCGGCTTCTGTCATGTTGAGCAGTTTCTTGCCCGGCGCAATTGTGTTCATGTTTCTATATTGCCAGACAGGAAAAGCCCTGTCAAGGAACAACAGGGCTTTTCGCGGAGTTATTTAGAAAAGGTCTTCGGAAGCGCTGCATGATAGCAGCCGCTTTGGGATAAAACGGGACGGCGGATCTCCGAGGAGTCGCGATAGCACACGGGATACCAGATCTCCCCGTCTTCTTCCTCCGCTACCCGGTCATCTTCCACGCAGATCTGCCACTCGTCATCTCCGCAGTCCGCCATCACCCAGCCGGACAGCCATGACCAGTTCTCCCGGGGACCGGACTTCTCCTCGGCAGAGAGCGGGTAGCGGACTTCTACGTTCACAGCACGCCCAGCTTCAGCTCGCGGGCTTCGGTGATGGCTCGCTCAGCGGCGGTGTCTCTCGCGTAGCGGTCAATCATCGCCCGGTTCCTCCATCCGGCTACTGCCATCAGCCCGCCCTCGGAACCTCCGGCAGCCAGCCAGTTGGATGCCATGGAGTGACGCAGGCGGTGGTAGTGGAACTCAGGAACTCCCGCCGCGATGGCTCTCCTCCTCAGCGAGGCAGCCATCCCGCCGTAGGTGAGGTGGTCGGTGAGCTTCCTGCCCTCACCATCTTCGATAGGTCCGCCGCCGAGCCACAGCCACTCAGAGGAGGACTTGGGATGCTTCCTGCGGGCGCGGAGGTAGCGGTCCAGGTACTTCGCCGTCAGGGGACTGAACGGGACGATCCTGCTCCTGCCGCCCTTGCCGTTGATGATCACCGCGATCATCCTGCTCATGTCCACGTCAGTGACCTTGAGGTTCAGCACCTCCGAAGCTCTCGCCCCGGTCTCCAGCCCGAACATGATCAGGGCGGCATCCCTCACTGCCCGGAATCCTCGTCCGTCGCAGGACTTCAGCAGGGACCTGACGTCCGCCTGGTCCAGCTTGGGGATCAGCTTCCCGTCACCAG